ATAATGATTATAAGAATCGGTATAAGGCTATTATTGAAATGTTAGAAGATGAGCTAAGCCCTGTAGTTCAGAATCAACTTAGTTTATTTTAGTCATTTCTTCCACTAACAATAAGAGAGCTCAGCAATACGCTGGGCTTTTTTATTAATCTGAAGCACATGAATCTATTTAGAAAGAAGAAGGAGCCTGTAGATTTAAATGCGAAGCTGCTGCCTGAGTTATGCAGTACTTACATAGTTCAGTGGAACTATACCGAGGATATCGGCTTAGAGGCTACGTATGCCGATAACGTGCCTTTTATGTTTGATGCTCGCAAATGTGTGGGCATCCAGGCTGAAGTAGAATTTAGAAGTGATGGCACTTACTACGTAGGACAGCGCACAATAGCACTGATGCAAGGCATTGATAACGGAATAGTAATAGACGTGCCTTACAACGAATTTAAGAAGCACTTTCAGGAGCTTAAATCTAATATTATAACTAATGATTACATCATCTCGCGAGGGTAGAAATATAATAATCACAACGTGCAAGAGTGGGGATAAGTTCCTCATGATGTCAGATGTGCACTGGGATAATCCTCACTGTGATAGAAAGCTGCTCAAAGCTCACTTAGATAAGTGCTTAGAAGAAAACATCTACTTCGCTGTGAATGGTGATTTATTCTGTGCTATGCAGGGTAAATATGATCCAAGGCGCAGTAAGAATGATATTCGCCCGGAGCATAACGTAGCTAACTACTTAGATGCGCTTGTGAACACTGCAATAGATTGGTTTAAGCCTTATGCTCACCTAATGGTATTCGTGGGATACGGTAACCATGAGACTGCAATAATAAAGAACTGTGAAACTGATTTAATTGAGCGCTTTGTTAGTGGCTTGAATAGAGAAGCAGGCAGTAATATTTTAGTAGGTGGTTATGGTGGATGGTGGGTGCATCGTGTAAAAAGAAACAATAGCAGCTCATTTGTTTTTAAAACAAAATACTATCATGGATCAGGAGGAGGAGGAGTAGTTACTAAGGGAGTAATTCAGAATAATCGTATGGGTGTTATGATAGATGGCGCTGATTGCATTTGGAGCGGACACGTTCACGAGCTTTATCACCATGCCGATATGGTAGAGGAATTAAGCTATAGCACTAAAGGTGGTTATAGAATTAATATGCGCTATGTGCACCACATCAGAACTGCATCTTATAAAGAAGAATATGATGAAGGGTATATGGGCTTTCACGTTGAGCGCATGAGACCACCTAAACCATTGGGTGCTTATTTGATGGAGTTAAATTTAGAAAGAATTACAAAAGATATTGATACTCACTTCATTGTACCTAATTTTGTACAATGGCGAGACAAATAGAATACAATTTCAAGCCTCTAACACGACAAAGCGAGGCACTTAAATTCTTATCAGTAGATTCAGATGTAGAAACCATCTTGTATGGAGGAGCAGCAGGCGGTGGAAAGACTATGCTCGGCTGCATGTGGCAGATTCTTAGGCGCTTAAAATACCCAGGCACACGTTCACTCATTGGCCGAGCCAAGTTAGACACTCTTAAAAAGACTACCATGAATACATTCTTTCAGGTAGCAAATGAGATAGGTTTAAAGGCAGGCGAAGATTTTATCTATAATCAGCAGAGCCATATCATTAAATTCAGCAATGGCTCAGAAATAATCTTAGCCGATTTATTTTTGTATCCATCAGATCCTCACTTTCAGGATTTAGGCGGGCTTGAGCTCACAGATGTATTTTTAGACGAGGCTACCGAGATTAGCGAGAAAGCCTATAGCGTAGTTTGCTCACGTATTCGTTATAAGTTAAATGACTTTGGGCTTAAGCCTAAGATATTACTCACATGTAACCCATCTAAGGGATGGATTTATAATCAGTTCTATCTCCCTTATAAGAATCAAAACTTACCTAATCACCTTGCTTTTATTCAAGCGCTACCAGGTGATAATATACACTTGCCCGATGCTTATGTAACAAGTCTGAGCCGATTACCTGAAGCAGATAGGAAGAGACTCTTAGAGGGAGACTGGGAATTTGATAACAGCTCAGATAGATTATACATGTATGATGAACTGATGCGCTGCTTTAGAGAGCCTATGAATGTAGGTGAGGGATATATCACTGCCGATATCGCGCGCTTGGGTAAAGATAGAACTGTGCTTTGTGTGTGGAAGGGATTAAGCTGCATTGATATTGTGGTCCTAAGACAAAAGAGACAAGATGAAGTTAAGGCAGAGATTCAGAGACTCATGAATCAGCATGGCATTAGACTAAGCAACGTGCTCGCAGATGCGGATGGGGTGGGGGGAGGCCTCGTTGATAGCCTACGCTGCAGAGAATTTATGAACGGCAGCAAGGCAGTTAGAGGCACTCAGTACATGAATCTAAAAGCAGACTGCTACTTTAGATTAGGCGAGTTGATAGATAAGAATGAGATTACCTTACCAATCAAATGGCAGGAAGATATAGTTAAGGAGTTAGAATTGATTAGGCGAGTAGATCCTGATAAGGAAGGTAAGCTCAGAGTAACATCAAAAGATACTATCAGCCAGCGTACAGGAGGAATCTCTCCCGATATAGCTGATGCTATAATGATGCGAGCTTTCTTTGAGCTGAATCGTAACTACACTAAATACGCTTTTATCTAAGTTAAAGTGTGATTTAGCGCACTTAAAAGTGTGTTATGAGGGATATTACACACTTTAATGTGCATTTTGTGTAAAATAATCTACATCAATTCGAAGCACAGCCGAATTACTTGCATGAATTTTTCTAAAAATTATACCCGATAACGTATAATATACGCTAATATCTGCAAATTATACGCATAAGGGTATAAACTAAAAGAGCCTCACCGTTGTGAAGCTCTAATAGAAAATCAATAATCAATGTGCTAAACCAAAAGCAAATTAATGAGCCAAAGATATAGCGCTTAATGCTATGTGAATAAGTATGTTAACAAGATGTTGATTTAGATTAAGTTAATAGTCTAATTTTGAGACATGAAGAATGAGGAAGCCTTAATACAAGAGGCTGTTATTAACTATATTAACGCTCAGTATCCGAGACTTCTTTACTGCGCTTCAGCTGGTGGTGTTCGCACCTCTATGAAGCAAGCAGTAAAGATGAAGAAAACAGGATATGTTAAAGGCTTCCCTGACATCTTTATCTACAACGCTAAAGGCCCATTTTTTGGATTAGCAATAGAAATGAAAACAGCTAAGGGTGTTATGAGTCAGAGCCAAAAGGATTGGCAAGCAAAGTTAATTAACAACGGCTATCATGCAGTTACATGCAAGAGCTTTGATGAAGCCAAACAAGTTATAGATGAGTACCTATCACTCAGAAATAAATAAGTGCTACAATGAGTGGCGCAGAGTAGCAGCTACTGTTACTCGCCAAGATTTAGCCGATGAGCTTCTACACGATACCCTGCTTAAGATATTGGAGAGTGATAAAGATAAGTTACAAGATATCCATGATAGAGGTAAGCTTAACAATTATGTGAGCAATGCTATTAGACTTTCTGCACGCTGTAGTAATAGCTCATTCAACTATACCAGGTTAAGATTTGAAAAGATACGCAACGATTTGAAAGATGATATTATTGACGATGTGAACAAGAGCGTAGGCATGCGCTTAGAGAATGAGCAGTTAGATATTTTCATCAGTCGCTTACCCTATTTTGAGCGTGAGCTATTCTTTCTTTATGCCTTAGATGACTTCTCTTATCAGGAATTAGCTAAAGAGACCGGTATACCTTTGAACTATCTTTACCGCACAATTAAGAAAGCTAAAACAACACTTAGAAATTCTTTACAAATATGATGATAAACAGCACTGACTTCGAAGCTCGCGTTAAGGTGTGCAAAGAGTGCCCTGTCTATAACAAGCAGTTTGGTACTTGCGGCCCTCCAATTAATGCGATTAACCCATTTAAACGGCCTCATCAAATTGGTGAGATAACCTTTAAGCCTTGTGGCTGCCCGGTAGATCACTTAGCAAGTTACGCAGCTACTGACTGCCCGGCTAAGCAATGGCCTGTCTTAGAGGAGAAGGATTGGAAGATGCCAACGCTTGAGCACATCAGAGAGATTAGAAAGCGCGGAAGGTTAGCACCTGGTGAGATGGCTAAGCTGTTCAAGCTGCGAAGAGAATATCTTGGCATTAGAGACGGTAAGAGCTTTACATCTTGCACTCCCTGCATGAATGAGCTGCTAAACAAATTAGAAAAGCAGTTAGAGGGAGACTTGGCTAAAGTAGAACAAGCTGAAGCGCTGATTGCATTAACACAGGTAGAACTTACTCCCGAAACAATAACAGAGGTAACAACTACACCACAAAAAAAACGAAGAGCTAAAAGAAAAAAACTATGACACTATTAACAATCTATTTAGTAGGCTTCCTACTGCACTTTGCAATCCTCAGCACTAACATTTACAGACATCAGAGGCACTTATCTTCTTACCATTGGTATGCTTATGTGGGTGTAGCATTTACAGGCCTTGTATGGCTGCCTTTTTGGATATACATCACAGTGCTACGTTTTAAACAGCCGAAATAGTTTTCCACAATTATATTGTTGTCACATATTTATAATATATTTGTTACAGGGTGTGATTACTGTTAGACATAAGATTTGATTTAAGGTTATATGCCCTTTGGATGTCCTCACCCTGCATCCTTAGGGCTATATTTTTTATGTGCGGAATCGATTAACGGCAGCGTAAAGAATGA